GCTGCAAAAAAACGCGACCCTTTCGCCGCGCACCACGCCCCACGGTTCACGAACCACGGGGAAAAACTTTTGCTTGACTCCCCGCGCCCCACGGCGCGGTATTTCACTGTTAATTGCCGATGCCATAAAACAAGTTGAAGATTGACCAGCTTCGGTTAGGACAACGCCTAAGCTTGCCGTTCTCAAAAATGTAGATTGGCACGAACGAGCCGCCCTTGGGTAAACCTCGCGAGGTTCTAACGTGGTATTGCTCGCCCTCGGTTCCCTTAAAATCGCCTAAGCGTTTTTTTACAACAGACAACGCGCAATTATTCTCAAGGTTAGATATGTAATACATATTTAAAGCTCCTCGAGCATCATTAACAAATCACTAGCGCCTAGCCAGTCGTCGGGGTGCGGAGAGTCGTCTTGCAATACTCCGCTGGCTTCGGCAATGCCTTCGTCAATACAAGGCATGGTGCAAGGTTCGGCAAGGTCGCCATCATCCATCAAAGCGTTGCAGCCAAATTTTGCGAATAATTTAGCGCGGCGATTGTAGTCGCCAAATTCATGAAGCGTGCCTAAGTCCCAAGGTTCGCCACAGTGTCTGCAATGTATATCCATTTTATTAACTCCCGTTTATATTGGTTGAGAGGTCATTATTATACGGCTTTTATGTGGTGTCAATGCCTAATTTTAACGCGCTCAATAATTACTGATGACCCTTCGAAGCGGTAACACGCTAAGCAATCGGCGCATTTTTGACCGGTGCAATTCTCATTAGTGCGAGGGGATGCCACGTTATTAAATACCTTGTCAAATCCTTTCGGCGGGTTATTCATTACGCGATCAACAGTAGGGTTGCTGTAGATCAAAATTAGATTAGCGGGTTTATTTCCTTTGACTAAGTTTCGGCGCTTAGTCCAAAGCGCGAAAGTAGTCGCCGGATTATGCTCGGCAATGCGGCATAGGTTCTGATAATGAGTCGCGTTGATTAACTCGCCATGCCCATGGAATCTAAAATAGCGCTCATTTATTACCGGCAATTGCCTAGCCGTTAACGATGCCTGGCTTAGGACTTCGCTATTATTTTGCCAAGCGGGTTGGCAGTTCTTTCGCGACCCTTGAAGCATTGCCATGCTATAGCATGATCCGCAAATAGATTCTGTCTTATTCATTTTCTGACAAAATTCATTAGTCACAGTATTAGTATTAATAGCCTTAAAACCGGTGAGTTTGCCGGTCATGGTGCTAAGTTTGATCTGCCTATCGGTTGCAATCATCATTGTTAAAACTCCCGTTTGGTTGATGTTGAGGCTATTATTATACGGTTTTTATGTGGTGTCAATACCTAAAAACTTGCTTATACTTCGTAAGTGTCGCAGAAACCGATAGCCCCGCCTAGGTCATATTCATTAAATTCAGAAAGCGATTCGAGTCTTTTTTTAATGGCTAAATTAATTTGCTCCGGCGTTATGTCGCTACCGTCTTCTTTTTCAGAAATAACCTCGAAAGCTATGTCTAGCATATGATTGTATTTAGGCATTACACGTGACTCCAATCGGCGCTGATGCAAACATTATACGTATCGGGACTAGTTTGATTTTCGTCCCAAATATAATCTTCAGAAGCAATTCTGATCGCTTCCTCATGCGACTCGGCCTCGATGTAAAACACGTTAGTTTGAACTACTTCAACGCGATAATTAATCATTCTATTTCCTCCCTTGCCTTAGCTAATATACCCGCTATAAATTCGGCGTGCTGATCGTCTACCGTCCCATCGAGAAAACATCGCTCCCAATGTCGGAGTGCAGCGGCTCTCCTTTCTTTTAAATCAGAGTCCGCCTCTTCAATTTCTGTGGGTGCATAATCTATAGCTGTTACAGTCCATCGGTGAGTAATCATTCGTGTAAATCCCCATATTTAACGCCAGTATGTTTTCGGTAAGTTTCTTTAACTTCGTTAATGTAATCCCAAGCCTCGTCGGTATCTGCAAACCAAGGCGTACCGCACGTGAGATAATTTACGCCTTTCTCAAAACATTCGTGCAGATCCACAAGTTGGTATTCAAGATCTTCAATATGGTTTTTCAAACACTCCGCCACGGACAGCTTTCGTCTTTCCCATCCGTCAGTTTTGGCTACGTTCGTTTTTTTATCTATATCCATCAAACTTGCTCCTCAGTTTTGTTGGGTTGAGACCCCTTTATATGCGATTGTTGTGTGTAGTGCAAGCCTTTTTTTAATTGCTCTTGTTTCATCTTCTCAAGGGTCTGCTCAATACTGCCGCCACGGATTTTCTTTTCCAACCAAAAAAACAGAAACATTACTCTTCCTCATAATCCATGCTGTCGGCTAAATACTCGTCTCGCTCGCGCTTGAGTTCGTACGGGTCTTTATAGTCCTCGTCCTGTTCGTCCTGCCATCGATCTAAATCTGCATCTAAAGAATCTTTCATTTTCACTCTTCCTTCACTGAACCCCATTTGCCTTCGGGGCATTCTGCCCAAGCCAACCAGACTTTGGCTGGCATATAACATCCGCATTTTGCGCACTGATCTATTTTCTTACGAAAATGAGGACAATCTAAACATTTAGAATAGCGGTCTTCCGCCATGTCGCGACGCCACTTAACGCCTTCCTGCAACCACTGCATTATTTGTTTCTTTGCATCTGACAATAACATTGCGAATACCTCGTATGAGATTATATACCTTATTGGTGTGTATCAATCAACCTTAATATTGGCTCAAGACTAAAATCAGTTAAATGAGATTCTACTCGAAGACCGTCATGCTGAACTTCAGGCGCTTGGTCACCGCGGTAGAGATAGTATTGATCGGGGGCAGAAGCAGGGGTGTATCGGACTAACAACCAAACCAGAGAGTCCGAATGAGCTGAGAGGAAACTGACTTGATGGGGACTGAGCTTAACTGCTTTACCTTTGCAGTTCTTAAGCTCAATTAAATGGAATCGACCAGAGGTATCCGCAACCAAAACATCCGGCACCCCTGGCATAGCCCAGGACTCTAACCTAGTCGTTTTCCATTGAGGCTTGTGACGAGCTATCGATTTCTTCAGCAGCGACCAAAAGCCGCTCTCCGTCGATTTCTTCTTCGTTTTGGTCTTCTTCGTGGTCGAGGATGGTTCCTCCCACGGGATTAAGCTGTCCTCTGATCTCATTTAAAGCCTTCAATACTTCCTCTTTCGACATGGAATCGATTGTACCATGGCGGATTTCAGACTTATTGATGTAAATGTTGCCCTGAGCCTGTCCGCGGCGATATTCAGCCATTACTGCGGCAGAGTAGTTCTTATCAGCGAACGCGGCATCTCTTATCTTTTGCAAGTCTCGGACATGGCGGTTGTAATCAATACCGTACTTACGGTCTAACTCCGCCCTGTACTCCTGAATAGCTTTAACGACATGAGGACAGATAGACGCATTAGTCATCTCATAAGCACGTTGATGAGCCGAGCTGGCAGGAAAGCCTGCTTCGATAGCCGCATCTCGCTTAGTTATCTGCCCGTCCTTACTCACCAAGGTCTTAACAAAGATCTCTTGCTTGCGAGACAGAGGGCTATTTTCGTTAACTCGGGGTCTACCTACCTTACGTTTAGGCTTGTCCGGGTCTACGTATGCTGCTTTTACTAAAGTTGATTTCTTCATGTGGTGGGATGTTACCAAACAATCGCCCTTTGTATATATAGAGATGAAATGAAAAAAAAAAAAAACCAATATAATTCGTATATAACAGATTTTGGCTCTAAACCTACTAGTGTAACTAGTGTAGCCCTAGTGTAACCACCAAAGTCCCCGTAATACGTGGCCTCTAGGCCATAGTTACACCGGTTACGCCGGTTACGCCTATTTTTTATTTTTTTTTATTTTTTCTAATATATTTCCTATATATATAAAAGGGCGTTTTGTAGTAGTCTCTGCCCCATGGAACAGCTTATGTGTATAGCACTCGCCATTTACTTCGAATCCAGAGGTGAAAGCTCTCTTGGTCAGTGGGCCGTGGGCAACGTCGTATTGAACAGGATCCGTGACGCGCGGTACCCGAGTGATGCCTGTGCTGTTGTGAAGCAAGGGCCGTGGTCCGCGGGTCTACCTGTGCGGCACAAGTGCCAATTCTCATTCTACTGTGATGGGAAGCCTGAATATGTATTTGACGATCGCGCCTGGATGAAGGCGATGCGTGTTGCAGGGCTTTCGCTGACCTTGGACATAGTAGGAGGTGCCACGCACTACCACACGCGTCAGGTGGCCCCTGAGTGGTCTTCTGGTATGAATTTGACGCGTGCGCTTGGCAATCATCTATTCTTCATAGAGCGCTAGTTATTTTGTTTTGCTCGGAGTACTTTCTTGTAGTCGTTGTCGTTGATGCCGAAATCGCGTGTTTCGCCGACGGGGATGTATTGTATTTGTCCCCCTGCCTTTAAAAACGCGGCGACGTCCTGGTCGAGTTTTTTCTGTTGGCTTTGTTTGAGGTTATATTCGGGGTAGATAATAAATTTTCTTGTCTTCATTTGTATGCAATCTTATAATAAGTTAAAGTAGAAATAATTACACCACAATCGGAGAATAAAATGAAAGGAATAGATGATTTTAACAACCACGTGTTTATGATCGCCCAGGCGCTCGTAGAGTCCGGTAAGCACACGAACCGTTACGACCTAGCCCGTGAGGCCGTTTTGATCGCCGAAGCAGTCTCAGACGAAATAGCGAGGGTCGCGGACAATGCCTGATTATGATGACACGAACCGCGGAGTTCTTTTCCGTAACGAACGCAAGGAAAACGAAAAGCATTCTGACTACAACGGAAACATCAACGTAAGTGGCCAGGAGTATTGGATCAACGCCTGGATAAAAGAAGCCAAGGGCAGCGGTAAGAAATTTATGAGCCTATCGGTAAAGGCCAAGGAATCTGCACCTGTTACTCCGTCCACCCCTCCAGCTGACTTTGATAAGGACATACCCTTCTGATGAGTAAGTTTTCACGCGCCGATAACGGCAAAGGCAGCAAAAGACGCCCGCAGTTGATTCCCGCCAAGACTTTTGGGGAGAACTGGGCGCGTATCTTTGAAAAGAATAAGGCGGAAGAAAAGCGCAAAGCCGACCTACAACGTGAAATTAACCAAGAGAGTCCGACAGATGAAAACTCGAATCCACGTTAATCAGCACAACATCCGCGCCAATGCCAAAGGGGCCGACCTGCCCGTACTCACCGTCAAAACGTACAAGGAAAACCGCAAGTGCAACAAAGTCGTGGTTCATGGGCCGAGTGCCGTGGTCTACAGCCCGGATAAGCCTCTTTCCTGCGGCGCAAAGGTGTGGATCGAAACTGAAGCCGACGTGACGGTGGAAGACCAACCCGCATAAAAGTGTAGGAATGCAACTTATAAGACGCATTAAACGGGAAAAGCAACATGTACGAATACAATTGCAAGATTGTGAGGGTAATTGATGGTGACTCAATTATTTTGGATATCGACCTTGGTTTTAGCCACTGGATTCACAATGAGTCTATACGTTTGTACGGTGTTGATACTCCAGAGTGCCGCACACGAGATGCTGAAGAAAAAGCAGCCGGACTCTTGGCGAAGGAGTTTGTCGAAGAGGCGTTGCATGTCGGAGGAACATACACCCTCACCACCAAAGAAAAAGGAAAGTTCGGACGATACCTTGGAACAATCTTCCTAACCGAGAAAACCTCGATAAACGCCGCTCTGGTCAAAGAAAGACTTGCCGTGCCTTATTTCGGCCAAAGTAAGGTCAAGATAAAGGAGGCGCATTTGGCAAACAGAAAATTCTTAAAAGAAAAGGGGGTGCTATGACAAAAGAACGCATTACCAACCAAAAGCCCTGCGAGTCCTGCCATGCGGTGATCCGAGCAACTAAAGGCAACACCTTCTGCGACAAATGCCAGAACCTAATCCAACAACTTAACCAAAACTGGAAGACAAAGGAGCAGAATAACCTTGACCCCAACCCGTGGTTTAAGTACTTTAGGCGGTGAGGGAATGGTCCCTCATTTTTGTTAACAATCTATGCTAATTGTTTTGGTTGAAGCTTATTGAACCCCGCCTCTGGTGGGGTTTTTTTTGGCCTTTTACCCACGTTTTACGACTCATGGGTAATTTTTCTGTCAAAATGCTCATGAATGTTGTTTATCCACCAGATAAACATATCCTGACCCAAGGTGTGCTTCATCAGATTTACCCTGGATGCGACTAACTGTACGTTTTCTCGTACGTAAGGGCCTTTAGGATTTATTCGGTCTATCGAGGCGTTGAATTCTTTTGGCTTTTTATCGCCGTAGGTGCCGTCTCTTTGATGGGTCATGATGACGCCAGAAAGCGCGCATTTGCCGTTTTGAGCATTCCAGAGATCTAGTACTTCGTCGTTAGTTAAGTCGTACTGGACGCCCTGTTTAAGCCGACTAGATTTTAACTGAGTATTTAAGACCCGGATGTAGGCTTCAGGAGTAGCCGAGGTTTTTTTTGATCTTTGGAGGGTCACACAGTGCCGACAGACGCCCCGTACCTGCCCCTCTTTAAAATGCTCGAACTGGGACAGCATCTTAACTTTGTTGCAGGAAGTGCATAATCGGGAGCCTTGCGACTCTGGCTTTACTTTAGGTTGTCTTGGCATAGGCAAAAAAAACCCGCGGGAGCAAAGTGTGGGAGAGCGCTCAACCGCGGGCAAAAGTCCTTCTCAAGGGATACTACCCTTCTGAAGCTAATGGCTTAAACCCTAACTGTCAACAAAAGTCTAAATACAAAAACTTGTGCAGTTTTTAATGAAAATGATCTTTGGGAAATCCCTCCTCGCGAGCCATTTGAACGTGATAAGCAAGCATCTTCAGCAATGATTCGGGGTCATCAATATGCTCGGTCAGCATAGATGCAATCGCTCTTATATCTTTCTTCCAAACTTCTTTGTACATCTCTCTTAGTTCTTTTACGTTCTCTACGTCATCAAAGCCTTGATCTAACAGTGTTTTTAAGTCTTTCATAAAATTCTCCTTTGAGTGTGTACACATTAAATATCATATAAAAAAGCAAATCAAGTTGTTTCTCACACGTTTTTCTTATATTATGTGTGCTTTAAAATTGAAGGGGAACACTAATGACACAGCATCACGCAGCGAAATATCCTTTTGAAATAGTCGAAGCAGTCAGATACGCTAAGAACGTAGAGAAACGTTCTGTTAAATGGATAGCGAGACATTATGACATCCCCATTGATACCATTCGAGATTGGTTGTACCGAGGTAGACGAGCTAACGATTGAGGCCGAAGAGCAGTTATTTTGCTGCCCGCGTTGTGAGAAACGATTTTTAGCCTACGTAGAAGTAGTAAACGGTGATACCGACGAAATGCCGGTAGTTGAGCTAATACTGTGTACTGAATGTGAAGAGTCTTTTGATGCGGCTAACCTTTACCTCCTTTGGCTCGATTGGAACAATTCTGAGGATACGATTCATTAGTCTTATCTTTTAACTTTTTGTACTCAAGAATAAAAGAAATAAGCTCGTCTATATCGGTATCATCAAGCTCCACTGTTATTTTCATTCTTTCCCTTAACCTCTTCTCTAAGCTTAATCATCTCTGACCAAACTTTAGCTTTATCGACAGAATCCCGGGAAACTTCTCCCGAGTCCATTTCTCTCTTCAACTTTAAAAGGGCCTCTTTGAGACCCTCTTCAATTGAATTGCTCATCTTGTGAACTCCGGACGAGGCCGACCTTCTTCTATGCGTTTGTTTTCCATTTCTTCTAACAGGTACGCTTTGTCTTTCTGACTAAGGTTTTCCCCTACCCAGTAATCAAAGATAAGCCTGAGCTGCCCGCTAAGCGTGCGCCCTTCTACTTTAGAAACGATGTATAGCTGGTCGTACACTTCGCGTGGAAGCAGTACTGATTTCCATTTGTTTGTATCCAAAACCATTCTCCTCAACCTTTATGTATGAGATTATATAATACTATTCAGTAATTTCAACAAATTCTCCCCAATTAGGGCCCATTTCTATGTCGCATTTGCTTGGAACAACCAGTTCTACAGCGCTAGTCATAATTTTGGATAGCCCCTGGGCCTCTTCTTTGTCTTTAACGCTAAACGCCAGTTCGTCATGCACTTGCAACATAGGCGTCTTCCCTGCCCGGTAGCAGTCCAACATTGCCTGCTTAGTCATATCCGCGGCGCTGGCCTGTATGAGCCTGTTTAGCGCCTTGTACGTGAATGCACGCTTGAGCCTGGTTGTTGGTCCGTAGGCCGCGGCTGCTTCTTCGTAAGGCATGGCCTTGTTCATTTCAAAGCTATCGGGCTCCCACAAGTCGAAGCGACACTTACGCCCCTTAATGCTTCGTATAGAGCCCGGAGAGCGTGGATCTTCTAAGTGCCTCTGTATGCCCTGGGTCAGTCCTTTAACGAAAGGAACGCGGTTGTGGTACTTCTTAACGAGGGCCTTGGCTTCATCTAACGTAATGTCTAACTGCGCCGCCAATTTCTGCGCTCCCATGCCGTACATCATCGCCAGGTTAATGACCTTCGCTTGTTTACGCGGTATGTCCGCCATCTCGGCGACCATGGTATGAAAGTCCATGTCTGGGTTTTCGTTGTACGCTTTAACAAACTCTTCGACACCCGGCATGTTTAGCTTGCGGTAGTCGCCGAACACCTTTGCATAATGGGTCAAGATGCGTGGTTCCTGCTGCGAGAAATCTATTGCCGCCCACTGCTCACCTTCTTCAGGCAGAAACAGTTTGCGGATCAAAGGCCCCAGCGTAGGATCCCGACTTGGGATTTGTTGCATGTTTGGGTTGTTCATAGAGATGCGGCCGGAGACTGTCCCGCCTTGATCAGAACGCACCTGATTAATGTGACTGTGTATCCTACCGTCGCGCGCTACGTGCTTAATTAGCCCGTCAATGAAGCTGCCTTGGGTTTTATTTAAGTTACGCGCCTGAACAATCATCTGTGCAAGCTCGTGTGGATGCTCGCTGAGGAACGTTTTCGTGAAGCTCGGTGCGCCTTTCTCCGTACGGGGGTAGGTTATGCCTACCTTATCGAACGCTTTGGCTATTGATGCTGCGGCCCAAATCTCTACATCGTGACCCGCGAGCCGTTTGATATGTTTCCTGACTTCTTTCTCTTGCTTCATTAGATCTTGCTTCGTGCGCTCGGCCTGGTCTACATCGAAACGTATACCTTTCTCTGTCATCTCGACTAAGCAAGGCAGCAGGTCTGTCTCGAGGTTCCAAATGTCCCACAGATCTTCTTTGTTAAGAAGGTTCTTGAAGTGGTTCCATAACTCTAATGTAATCTCCGCATCGACCTCGGCGTAAGGGCCAACGTACATAGCGGGTAACTTCCACATCTCGCCTTTAGGATCGACGCCAAACTCGACAGCCGCTTGCGTTAGCGTCTGCTCAGACTTTGTCTTGCCAAGGTACTCGTAACACAGCGCGTTAAGGCTGTAGCTAAAACGGTTTTCGTCGAGCAGTGCTGCGGTTAGCATGGTGTCTATGACACGTCCCTTCACTTCAAAACCCATGGCACGTATCCACCCAAGGTCGTATTGGGCGTTGTGCATAATCTTATCGCCTGGCGCTTCGAACACTTTTTTGAGCCATTTGTTTATCTGTCTGGCGTCCATGTTGCCGCCGCCAAGATGGTTGACCGGGAAGTAACCTTTCCAACCGGGTATGGCTATAGCGTAACCCACTACCTCACCATTCTTAGTCGGCCACCCTGGACCAAACGTTTTAAGGTCCGGGTCGCGTGTCTCGACGTCTATGGATATTTCTTTTGCTTCTAGCACCGCGTCAGGAAACGGATGCTCCGGGGGCAGCCAGTCGGACTGAGGGGGAAACATTGCCATCTGTAATTTGTTATTGGCCATTGGCGGCTCTCCAAATTTTCTCTCTGAGTATCGCTTCTGAAAAATGCTGACACTTAGGGCAGTACCAACCAAGTCTTTCGTTCTTCTGCACGTTTACTACGGCAGTTGCTTTCTTATCACCGCAGGATAAGCAGGCGTTGTAATACATAGGATCGATGTCTTGTTTTTTCATAAGATATAAGCTCTAGAGAAATCTTCGGGTTCAATAATAAAAAGGTTTTCCATGGTGCGTGTAACGCCTACGTAAAATACGCGGTGCAAATCATCGCCCGGTGTGTCCATGGCTGCGCGAGTTAAATCAGTAATGAGAACAACATTCTCGGCTTCACCGCCTTTTGTTCCGTGGATCGTGGACAGTCTAATGCGAGGCACGGCGTTAAACTTCTCGCCCCTACGCAATAGAGCAGTGATATATATTGTGTCGTTAGCGGGTATCTTATCCAGCGCGTCAAACCAAGGCATGTCCTCTGTAGCTAACAGGCCGTGGTTTTCTACAAGCATTTCAAAAGAAAGCAGGTCATCGTCCTTACCCACTATTCTTTTCTTGCCGCGCTTGATTCTTGCACCGTTGCTAGACATGTACTTATAAATTATACGAGCGGACGCTACGTGAATTAAACCGCCCTTACGCACGCGCTCCCAACTGTTTACCGCAGTGGATAAACTATTAGAAATGCTGCGTGCGCCGTTACGCTCGAACAAGTAACCCATAGACTTAAGATCATAAGCTAGGTCCGTGAGCATGTAATTGGCCTGAGCCATTACGAGCCACGAGCCCTCCGACATATCTACAGCTCTTATGTCTGAGATTCGTTGGACGGTTCCTTGTTCTTCTCGGGGATTGTACTGTTTGGGGAAACGGTGATGGATACGGTTGACGATGGTTTCAGCGAGACGGTGGACTGCCCCAGGGACCCTGTAGCTTTGACTGAGAACTTCGCTGCCTCCTGGGAGGTTAATGAAGTGATCGACGTCTGCCCCAGCCCAGCGGTAGATGGCTTGATCGTCGTCACCTGCACAGTACATACGTTCGGATTTTTTGTCGATGGCATGAGCTATGTCCCATTGTAGTGGTGAAAGGTCTTGTGATTCATCTAAGAAAGCCAGCTTAAATGGCGGGCAGATACGATCGTAGTTTTCTACAAACAGCTTAAGCATGTCCGTATAGTCTACCAATCGGTTAGACGATTTGTATGTTGAGTAGCATTCGGACACGTACAATACTTCATCCCAACTGTTGGGTACGTTGCTTGCATTGTACTCTGTTCGAAGGTCTGTCTTTTTTAATCGAGCTAAGTTAATGATCGACAGAATAGGATGTTCTGTGATCCCTGACTTACCGTCTTCTACATCTACATTTTTTATCGTGTTTAACTGAAACCCAATGCGTTCGCTTAGCTCTTGGAACTGTGGCCCACGCATTAAGTCTTTTTCTTTTAGGTTAAGCATCTTGTACGTCAGACTATGTAGCGTCCTGAAGTAAAACAGGTCGGTGTCTGGGTCCAAGTCGAATCGTTTAGCGGCTCTTTCTTTTGCTTCGGCAGCGGCCTTGCGAGTAAAAGCAAGAAACGCAATATCCTGGGGATTGACCCCATTCGAAAGCGCCTGGTCTACCATATTCAATAGTTTAGTAGTCTTGCCTGTACCGGGTGGTCCGAAGATACGAAACATTAGAACGGAGCCTCTTCTTGTCTGGTCTCTAGGTTAGGCGTCTTAATTGCTGACGAGTAACCCTGGAATGCCGGGATAGTCCACACGCGGGTAGCCTTGCCACTAATCTTAATAGAAACAGAGTTACCATCTATGTCACGCAGACGTTGAGCAATCTTGTGAGACTTAAAGTCGAAGAAACGATTCTTGTGTAGGTACGCCGTAAAATCTTTTAAACGGAAGTACGTGCGGTTCTCTTCTTCGTCAGTGTACGGACGTCGCAGTAGTATCTCTTCTTTAGTTTCAGCTTTCTGCATGTCGTTACAGAATTCTTCTAGCAAGTCATAGAACTGACCCGAGATACTAGCGTCTTGCGACACTTCTACAATGGAACCATCGGTATCGGACATCTCGGTCAATAACTGATTGATGCGAGATTCCCAGGACGCCTTTGGTGCGGACTTCGGCATAAAGTTTAACTGCTCCACGCAAGCACGCTGAAACGCAATCTGATTCATTAAGGCATCCGTGTCTAGCTCTAGCGGCTGACCGTTTACATCCATAAACCAAACCGGTGGCGTTGAGTTGTACTTGCGTAGATTTGCGATGGTCGCACCCGACACTGCGGCTTCAATACCAAACTTACGTGTTTTACACACGTCGGCATTGCAGTAATCACAGATCGGGGCGTCTTTGCACTTGTAAGCGTAGTCTTTCTTGCCTAGCTGCTTCGCTACAAGGTTGACCTCGTTAAGAGGCAACGGAGGGTCCAGATACTTAGCGTTATGGATTAAGATTTCTGATTCCCAACTGTCGGGGTATGCCTTGCGTAGATAAACGCCAATGTTAAACAGGCCATTATTCCTGCCTCCTTCGCTTATCTTCTGCGTACACAAAGTCTGAAGGCACGGCGGACCGTCCTTCACAATAATATTAGAGTCAGATTGATCTTCAATAGTAATTGCCGAGACTTGCTCGGGGGTCTGTACATATTGATTATAAAGTTCAAAAAACTCTTCAAGCGTTGCCGATTGACCGTTGTCTTTTATGGCATAACGCAAGCCATCTTCCGCATCGTAGTAAGGCATGTTCAAGAAGTTGCCCACGTCACCACGCTCTAAAGATAGTTTTATTTGTTTTGGAAATATCTCGCATCCGCCGTAGCCCAGGGCCGCAGCAATATGCTTAAGTGTCTCCTGCATTTCTTTGGCAGAGATCCATTCGCTTGTGAACAGAAAACAATGCGCACCGCCAGATTTACTGCGACACACAACCATCGGCAGCTTCATCCTACGGATCTTTTCTATTAACTCTTTATGGTCTAGCGGGTATTGGTCAACATCGATACAGCCCCACTTGCAGCTATTATCTTCGTTGATCGGAATGATACCTATAGCGTCACCCTTGCCAGAAAGGTGGCCTTCCCACGTCTCCGGCGTTCTAGGGTTTTTTACTACACCAGCCTTGCCTTGTTGCTTCCCGTTTGGAGCAGCCCGGTCAATACGATACGTGCCGTAAGCCAGCTTTAGGCCGTCAAATATCCCCGCAAATGTTTTTGCGTGTTCCATATTATTGTCTCGGGGAAAGGGGCGCTGTGCGCCCCACGGTTACCACGGAATGTCGCTGCTGTTTGTTTCTTCAGACTCATGCTTGACGTTTACTTCGCCTTTCATGATCGACTGTGCAAAGTTCTTTGCATTCTGATAAACACCGGCGTCCTCAATAGGTCCTTCTAACGAGATCTCCCAACCATGCCAAGAGCCCTTGCTGTTTTCTTCAGAGACAGTCTTAAGGTGGTAGATGTGCGAGAAGCGTGGCGGTGTAAACGCGCCATTCTTGCCGTTCATTACACGAGACTGAATCATTGAGTTCCATTTACGAGACTTCTTCATCTGCGTAGATTTCATAGTGATAAGAGCAGTCTGCTGCGTACCGTCTTCATTAATGATCATAACAAAGTGTTGGTGTGTCTCTTCTAAGTAAGAACCGTTACCGCCGACTACGTACTCGCGGTTATCATCTGAGCTGCGTTCTGTTTTAGGACGTTGCTCGTCAGGTGTAAAGATGTTGATCGGAGCACCCGAACCAGTTCCGCGAGGAGCCCACTCGATGTAACGACGCTGGTAGACACAAGGAATAACACGGCAGCCTTCTTTACCTTTATAGATATCGCCAGTCACGGTGTTATAGATATCGCCAGCTTTAGCGTTCTCAAGATCGTCAAGCGTTGGGTCCTGACGGCTAAGTACTTTAAGGAACGGCAGGGCAAGATCTTCTTGTCCCATGTTCTCGAGACCGACACCCTGGTCCGCTTCGAATATGCTTGCGTCAAATGCGACAACTTCTGAGTTTTTCTTTTCTGCTACGTCTTTAGTCATGATTATTTACCTTTTTTAATGTTTGCACGTTGGCCAACGAAGGCCCCGAATAAGTCCATAGGAAACTCGTCACCAGTTTCTACACGCTCTCTTACAAAAGCTTTTAATGTAGAGGGGTGAACTTCCTCCTTTTGATCTGCATGAACACCTTGTTCCGCAGCTACCTTCAAGAACTGCTCAGCCTGGGAATCTTCGCCTCGGCCAAACACGCATGACACGGTGTTCTTAATGATGTCGTCAAACCCATTGTCACGCAGCCAGCCGAAAGCCTGAGATCGATTATCAATCTTTATGTGTGCGCCATACGTGGGTTTGAGTTCGACCTTGCTTCCATCTTCTAGTTCGAACTTTGTCAGTCCGATTTCATGGAGCAGGGCAGGGAGGTCTTCGTCGGTAAGCTTAAGAAGTTTTTTCTTTTCTTCTTTAAGCCTGTCTTCCAACTGTACAACCAATGCGTCTTGCGCAGTTACGGCACGAGCCATTTCTGCGACAGTTTGCAAGCCTTCTGTATTTATAGAGTCTAGCGCGGAAACATCGGCTTGATCTGATTCCATTTCTTCGAACAGGTTTGTCATAGGTCTTCTCCTCGTGGTTAAAGTGCGTTTTAAGCACTTGAGGAACACACTATAATCATATAATATTAGATATGCAAGGAGATAATATGAAAAACTATAAATTTAAAACAAAGCCTTATGATCACCAGTTGGAGATCTGGGGAAAGTCCTGGTCAGAACCGTACTACGCGTTGTTCGCGGAGATGGGCACGGGCAAGAGTAAGATTGCCATCGATACTATTGGCGCTTTATACCTGACCGGGCAGATAGATACTGCGCTAATTCTGGCTCCCAAAGGTGTCTTTGACAACTGGGTTAAAGGCGAATTCCCTACCCATTTGCCAGAGAGCATAGAATACAAGATTGTGCGCTGGCAGCCAAACTGGACTAAGAAGTATACCGCAGAAATAAAAGAAGTTGCGATACGTGGTGACTCCAAAGCGCTAAATATATTAGTAATGAACATCGAAGCACTTAGCACAGCTAAAGGCGCGGCTAGTGCCAAACGTTTTTTAGAACGTAACCCGGACAATCTAACACTAATTGACGAGTCCACTACTATAAAGAATCGTCAAGCTCAGCGTACTAAGACCGTCCTAGATTTGACGCGAGTGTCAAAATTCCGTCGTATCTTGACCGGGAGTCCCATTACTAAATCCCCTATGGATTTGTATGCTCAGTGCGCTTTTCTGTCCCCAGAAGCCCTGGGATTCAAAAGTTTTTATGCTTTTCAAGGCCGCTACGCTGTAATCCAGCGCAGAAACATGGGCCACCGTAGCTTTCAGCACATCGTAGGCTACCGAAAGTTGGAAGAATTAAGTGAAAAGTTAGACAAATTCTCAGTCCGCGTGCTCAAAAGCGAATGCTTAGACTTACCCGACAAGGTTTACACTAAACGTGACGTACCTTTGACGCCGGAACAAACAAAAGTTTACAACGAGATGAAAGAACTGGCTTTGGCTCAGTTAGAAGACGGGCAGTTATCCACAACCGCCAGCGTTTTGACTCAGATAATGCGCTTGCAGCAGATTACATGCGGCTTTTTACAGCCTGACGACGGCCCTATCCAGGCGCTAAAGAACAACCGCATGCCTGAATTGATGAATGTAATCGAAGAAGCGCAAGGGAAAGTCATCATCTGGGCTACCTGGACGCATGACATCATAGAGATATCCACAGCTTTATCCACAGCCTATGGCGAAGACTCGGTGGCCGCGTACTACGGAGAAACACCACAAGATGAGCGTCAGAAAATAGTTAACCGCTTCCAAGACCCGGACTCACCCCTCAGATTTTTCGTAGGGCAACCCCGAACCGGCGGATACGGCATTACTTTGACCGCTGCGCACACGATGGTTTACTACTCAAACAGCTATGATTTAGAAATCAGACTGCAATCAGAGGACCGAGCACATCGAATTGGTCAAACACAGTCCGTTACGTACGTAGATTTGATTTCACCTGGGACGGTAGACGAGACAATCCTCACGGCACTGCGAAACAAAATCAACATTGCTTCGGCAGTACTCGGTGAGGACGTTAAGGACTGGTTACGATAACGAACCTATGCCTTGCCTAATCAGACCACTGGCCGTGTCATTAGGGAACATAGCCGCGTAGCGTGCTCTTTGGTCCGGGCTTGCTGGTGCCTGGGCCGTGGGCGCTGGGGCTTGAGCCACGGGAGGTGGCATAGGTCTAGGCGCTGCTGCTTGTGGCGGAGGTGTCACAGGCTCAGGCGGAGGTACGATGCTAGGCTGCACACGACGTGGATTCGGCCTTTGCGGCACTATAGGCACGGCCCCTGCTTCTTCGCGCTGAGCTTGTCTTTCTTCCGGCATGGTACGACCGTAGTAGTTACTACCAAACTCTCGGAAGCTCATTCCCGCGGGTACAAGTCCTCCACCTAATAAGAACGTATACATACGTTTTAGTTGGTCAGTCGGCAATTTAGTAAATACCCCCGGCTTGTAATCTTTAGTCATCTGTAAGATTTCACCCATGAGCCTTGGATCTTTGAGCATTTCTGTCATCAATTGCTGAGCAAGAATAGCGGGATTTTTAGACACAACATCTCTCGCTACTCGAGCACCAAGGGCAGACGTAATCAAAGATCCTGAACCACCAACTATGCCCGCACGGGCAAGTAAACCGTAAAAGTTAGAAGCTACACCCGCACCAAACGCGCCAACGCCTGCTTCGGCTATTTGCATTTGAATGCCTTTTACTAATTCCGGGTTTGCAATGTTGCCCAATTCGCCACTTCTAGCCGCACTCATCGCTTGTTGTATTTTATCCATCTCGTCCAAGACTTGAGTGATTTTAGCTAGATGTGCATCACCTCCGTCTAAAACACCGGTGTCTTTAAGTACATCCACCACGGTAGTTCGACGCCCAGGGACGATAGGAGTAAACAAA